TCGCGCAACGTGCGCAGGCTACCCGCGAACGCACGCATCCGGCCCATCGTGCCTTCGATCGCCTCCCGCTCGACGTCATAGGCCTCGACCAGGTCCGCGCGCGCGTCAGCAGCTTGTTTTGCCGAATCCCCCACGGCGCCGGTCGCATTCTCGATGGCCGGGTAGACCAGGGCGAACGCCTCCTGCAGCCCCATCAAGGTCGCAAACGTCTTGGCGCCCGACTCGGTGGTACGGTCAAGGCCGAGAACCAGCGACTTGAACTCTTCCCGCGTATCGACGTAGCCCAAGCCAAGCGTTTCCAGCTCCTTCTTAAGCGCGGCCGCCACTGGCGCGATGCGCTCGGCTTCGGTCAAATAGGTCTGCGCGAAGATCTCGGCACTAGCGGCCAGGTTGGCGACGCCTCCAAACAGCTCGACCAGCCGTTCCCGCGCGCCGATCGACGCGACGCCAACGGCGCCGAAGGTTGCCCCCATCGCTTCCAGGGCACTGTCAACTACCGCGTAGTTTGTCGCCAGGCGCTCTAGCGTCGCACTGGCCTGCTCGCCCTCCTGCTGGAATTGCGAGAGGGAAGGCAGCAGCTCGCCGGCGATGGCGTTGCCGACGCCGATGAAGAAGTCGGCGATGGCCTTCTGGTTCGCTGCTTGGTCCTTGCCCAAGGCGATGTTCACTGCCTGAGCGCGGTCCTTGATGAAGTCCGCGTTGATGCCGAGCACCTTGGCGAAGTCAGCCGATGCCGCCTTGATCGCCTCATAGCCGGCGCCCAGCCCCTTCGCCATTTCGGCGTCGACCGCAGCCTTGTCGATGCCCGACTTGTCGCTACGGAACCAACCGCCCTTTTGCTTCCAGGCGGTATTTACCGTCCCAGCAAAGCCGCTGGCACCAATGGAACCGACGAGGTTGCTGGTGTCCGCGTATTCCTTCGGGCGCATGCCGAACATCCGATTGGCCGCACCAGCGATCAGCCCACCGATAGCGGCGCCGATCGGCCCGCCAACGACCGCACCGATGACGGTGCCGGCGTTGACGATCCCGTTGCCAGAGCCGCTGATCGCATAGCCGTTCGACAGCGCGCGGCCGCCGTACACACCAATGGCGGCGCCTCCCAGGTAACCTGCAGCAGTGCCGGCCATTTGCCCGTACCCTGCCGCTGTGCCGCTGATGCCGCTACCCGCACCGCCTGCACTGAACCCCTGCATGCCCTGGCCAAAGCTGTAAATGGAGTTATTCCCCATGGCGTGCCCGAGGTAGGAAATGCCCTTGCCGGCGGTCGCGCCGATGCCGCTGAGTCCACCCTTAAACGCGTCGTACAGTTTCGCCCCGGTCTGCAGCCAGTTCATCGCACTGCCGCCGCCGCTGCCGCCCGAGCCGAACAGGCTGCCAAGCATGTCAGCGCCCGTCGGTCCTGCCGAGGTGCTCACCTGGCCGCTGATGTTGAGGATCCACTTCTTGACGGTCATCTGGTACAGCACGTCGTACAGGCCGTTCTTGAGTGTGTCCGTCAGCCGATCGAGCGTCGACTTCCCGCTGTCGAAGATGCTGACGAAGGTGTCGTGAGCAGTGCGGTCGATTTCGCCCCACAGTTGCTTTTGTGATGTGGCCGCCTTCGTGGCCTCCTCGGCCGCGATGCGGATGCGAGCTCCTTCACGCTGCGCGACGGCAAGGTCGCGCAAGGCCGCGGCCTCGTCGCGATACTGCTGCGCGAGCTCGCCGGTCAGGTCGAGGCCCTCGGCGATCTCGGCGTTCTCCTCCGCGCGCAGCGCCTGGCTTTCAAGGCGAACGGCATTGAGTTCGGCCAACTCGAGCGCGCTCAGACCGATCAGCTTGTTCTCTTCCCGTTGCGCGTCCAGGTCGGCGAGCGCCTTAGCCTTCGCGGCCGCAGCCTTGTCGTAGGCGTCGGCGTACTGCTCAGCGGCCGCAGCGAGGGCCTTGCGCTCGGCCAGTTCCGCCTCGGCAGCGGCCTTGATACCTGGTTGTTTGGCGAGGAGTCCGGCCTGCGCCTTCGTCAGCTGCTCGACCGAGATCTTCTTGCGGTTGTACAGGGCAGTGAGCTGGTCCCACTCCTTGGCGAAGGAAGCGCTCAGGCCCGACAGTTCTGCCAGCGCCTGGGCTTCCTCTTCGATCGCCTTGGCCGCCTTCTTGCTCTGCTCGGCGATCTCCGCTGCACTCAAGCCGACGACGGTCGAGTTCCTGGTGAATTTCACCATCGAATCGACGGTGCCGTCGGTGGTCGACGCCCAGGCCGCCTCGATCGACGCCAGCGTGGCCTTCCAGCTGCCCCCAATATCCTCGCGCCACAGCCGCCCGATCTCAGCGGCTTGGCTGAAGTTCCCCTGCAGGAGGGCCACCATCTGAGCGCCGGCAGCACCGACGGTCTTGCCGACCGTCGAGAACACCTCGACGATGCCGACCCCGACGGTGTAAAGGATCTTGAGGCCGGAAGCCAAGAAGGCAGCCGTGTTCTTCAGCTTGTCGCCGCTGGTCATCGTGGACAGGAACTGGCCGGTCAGGTTGCTGAGCGTCGGCAGCAGCTCGGCGGCGATGCCGCGCGCGACGCCCTGGCTACCGAGGACGAGCAGATCGAGCGTATCGTTGAAATCGCCCGCCTTGTCGACGGCCTCCTGGCTGAGCGACAGGCCCAGCTTGCGCGCCATCTCGTCCATTTCGCGCAGGCCTTCCGAACCCTCGTTGAGCATCGGGATCATGGCCGCGCCCGACTTGCCGAAAATTTCCTGCGCAAGGGCGGTCTTCTGGACACCGTCCTCCATGTTGGCGAACTGGTCGGCCAGCTCGTAGAGCATGTCCTTGTTCGTCTTGAGCTGGCCGGTCGAGTCCTTCGTGTTCAGACCCAGCTTTTCGAAGGCATCGTTGCCGTCCACGATCTGCTTGGACAGCTTCGACATCGCCCCTTCGAGGGCGCCGGCTTCCATGCCACCCTTCTGGAATGCGAGCTCGAGGCCCGCCAGGTCCTCGACGGCGATGCCGGTCTTTTGCGATAGGTCGCTCGCCGCATCGGTAGCGTCGATCGCGGTCTTGATCCAGCCGGTGAAGGCGGCGATCGACAGCGATGCACCGATCCCACCCAGCACACCCCCGATGATGCCGCCGGCCTTGGACACGTGGTCGAGTGCACCGACGGCCTGGGTGCGGAACCGCTGGAATTCCGTTACTGCACGGTTGGCATCTGCTGTAATTACTACACGGGATTCTGTCATTTCTTCCGTTCTCTCCACGCATCAAGGGTCGCGCGTTCCATCGCCTGAACTTCAGCGAATAGCCTCGGCCAGTCCTTCCGGCGGATGCCCCAGGCGTCTCGCACCACCTCGACGCTGAGGTAATTCAGGCCGATTGCGCCGCTGGGCCCTGTGAGCCACTGCGTCGAGACCGCCCGGAAAAAATTCCAGGACCTGACGTTTTCCGGCCAGAGGTAGATTGGCGAGACGGGTTCCTGCTGGTAGATCGGCATCAGGCCGAAGAAGGCGGCCGCCTCGTCGACGGCCTCCTTGTCCTGCTCCAGCTCGTTGGCGTCCGCGAGCTGGCCGAGTGCCGCGCAGCGCGCGACCTGCGCTAGTTTTTTTCGTTCGCGCTCGATTCTTTGGTGAACGCGTTGAAGCACACGAGGGCCATGCCGGGGATGTCCAGCAGCGCGTCGAACGCTTCAGGGCAAAACTCGGCCGGCTGACTGGTCTCCTGGTCGGTGATCAGCCGCTGGCCGCTCCATTCGGTCGTGACCTCGCGCATCACTTCTTTCATGTCGAACTCGCCGCTGTTGAAGCGGTTCTTGAGGTCACTGGCCAGGAGGCGCGTGCAGGTCAGGGTGAACTTGAACGGCACCGGCTGGCCTTTGCCATCCTTGGTGGAGCCCTTGACGGGCACGAGGACCGTTTCGCTGATGACGGGGACGTAACGCTTGTTCATGGTGTTCCTTGAATGAGGTGGGCCCGTAGGCCCTGGTTGTTAAGCGAAGCTGGTGAAGATGCGGAATTCGTCGTTGCCGGCGACCGGCAGCGCGCGCAGCTTGTAGCCGCACAGGCGCTCGCCGTTGAGCTCTTCCTTCGTCGGCTCCTTGAACTGCGCAGCCGGCAGGAAGACGCCGACCTTGTCATTGGCGACGGTGCCGTGGATCAGGCCGATGCTCTTCTTCGCGGCGCCCTTGACGTCGGCCATGAACGCGACTTCCTGCGCTGCAGTCAGCTTCAGCTTCACGGCGCCGGTCACCTCGCGATCGGTGATAGCGATCGACTTGCCGCCCAGGAGCTTCTGGAAGGTGGCGGTGATGCCCAGGTCGATCGTCAGGCCCTGGCTCGGGTAGGCGGTGCCGGCTGTGAATGCCGGTGCGGCCGCTACCGCGTGCGTGGCGCCGATGGTGATGTCGCCCGAGTTCTCGTCCGTGACGATCTGCGGCACGCGCCAGGCGGTTAGCGTGGTGGTCGGGTTCGCCAGCTCCGCGATGCCACCGTCGACGCCCATGAGCTTGAAGCTGATGGTCGGCTTCTGGCCGACGGTCAGGTCGAGCGTCGCGGTACCGCGCACGCCCAGCAGCTTGTGCAGCACGCCATCATCGAAGTAGTAGATCGTCGAGGACTCGAACGCGCCCGAGATCGGCGTGTAGTCGACGCGCTGGCCGGCAGTGATGGTCTCGGCGAAACCGATCGAGCGCATCAGCGGGCCCCAGGCCGGAGCGGTGGCCAGCGTGCCGGAGCCAACCAGCTCGATGTCGAAGCCGCACTCGACATAGCTCGCTCCAGGCAGCTCTTCGGAAGCGCCCAGGTAATCGCGGATGATGTCGCGTTTGATGTACTCGGCATTCAGCGGGTTGATCGACACGTTGCTGACCACGAGCGCGTTGGCAGCGCCGGTCGGGTTCGCGTCCTGGCCGTAGGTCGCTTCCAGCTTGCACAGGATCACGGTCTTGCGAATGAGACGTTCGGTAATTGCCGGCATGCGTTACTCCTGCTCGGGTTGTTCTTCGGCCGGCTCCTGCTTGACCAGGTCGCCGGTTTCGGGGTTGCGGGTGTAGCTGCCGCCCAGGGCAGGCTCCTTGTGCACCACTTCGGCTGCGGCCTGTGCAGACGTCTGCACTTGGCCCTGGCCGGTGGTCTGCAGCGCCTCATCGGCGCCGTCGATCTGGTCGTTCATAACTTCAGGGTTCTCCCGTTTGTTTGGTGATTCACTACGAAGCGCGCGGTCACGCACGCCATGCTGTTGTCCATCTCGTCGAAGTCCCAGGCCAGCGTGTCGCCGGCGAGCGGCTCGATGTCCATCACGCCGTAGCCGAGGCCTGGACCAGCGTCGAGGTTGTCGAAGACCGCCTCGAGCACCAGGTCGACCACGGTGCCGGGAACGTCGTCGGCGCCGTCGCGGCCGTAGCACTCGATCTCGATCAGCGTTCGCCAGGTAGTGCGGCCGCCCAGCTGCTTCACTTCCTGCGACAACGACCGGCCGAGGCGAACCACGACCGCGCGGGCTTTGTCGGCAGGGATGGCTCGCCGGCGGTTGACGTAGAACTTGGCGGCCGCCAGGGCAGGATCCGCCTGCAGGCGCTCCGCGACCGCCTGGACGATCGCCAGGTGCTGAGTCGTCATGCTTTCTCCAGCAGGGCCACGCTAAGGCCTGCTTGGTCGCCGTCCGCCTGGCAGTCGGCAACCTTCCACGCCGCGCCGTTGACGGTAATGCGCATCTCGGTAAAGTCCTCCGGAACGCGCTCGCTGGCGATCACCATCTGAGGCGCAGCAGCGCCCATGCCGATGCCGACCATGCCCGCCTTGTACTCGGCGTCGAAGATGACCGGAATGTCACCGTCGACGCCGGGTACGCGGGCCACGGCGTTCGCCAGGCGCTCCATCACCAGGCGGTTGGCACGGGCCTCGAGGTCAGCGAACATCAGGCGTTGATCTTGACGCGGACGGTGGTCGCGTTCACGCCGGCAGCAGCTGCGGCGTAGCCTGCCACGGGCAGGGCGCCAGCAGCTTCGGTGACGCGGTTGTTTACGGCGTCCCAGTACAGCACCTCGCCCTGGGTGGTGTCATCGGTGGTCAACCGGGGCAGCGTCCAGACGCCGGTCATGGATACCGAGCCAGTGTTGTTCGTCGGGATATCGGCCAATGCGACGCCGATGCGCTTGCCCATCACAACGACGGCGCCGGAAGGGATCAGCGCACCGGTGTTGGTGTAGTCGAGCACGTCGCCTTCGCTCACGTAATTCTTTGCCATTACTGGCTCCTTTTCGATTCAGGGAGCGCCGCTTGCGCGGCGCCGTGGGTGGATGGTCAGGGTTATGCGCCAGGGTTCTTGGCCAGGGTGCGGAAGTCGAGCGCCTTGACGCCGGCATCCATGCGCACCTTGAATTCGATGCCGTCCTTGGTCCAGCCGTCCTGCTGCTCCAGCGTCGGGGTCTGGTTGCCGTCCAGGTACTGAACTTCCACGGTGTCGTGGACGTTCTGGTCGGCAGCGCCGTACCAGGTCGTGGCCGAGGCCACGTCGAGGCGGGCGTCGCTGATGACTTCAGCCAGGCCACGCACCGAGTTCGGCACGGTGTTGTTCTTGGCGGCGGCGCCGACTTCGTACTCGCTTTCCATCGTCACCTTGGCCGTGCCTTCGAGGGCCACCGGCACGAGCAGCTTGGCCATGCGGATGTTCAGCACCGCGTTGCCGTCGGTCTGCTTGGCCATGGCCACGCGCATCGCATCGACGCCGGCGGTGTTGATGCCGCCGCCCGCCAGCAGGTTCTTGTGGCCGTTGTCGAACAGGGCGACGCCGTCAGCCATCAACGGGTTGCCGGTCAAGATTGCGTACACCAGGTCACCGATGGTGCGGATCGCCGCGCGGCCCATGCGACGCGGGATCTTGGTGAAGGCGTCGAGGTCGTCGTTGATGATGGTCTGGCGGGTCAGCGCGAACATCTTGCCGTAGGTGGCCAGCTGCACGGTCTCGCCGCGCTCGCCCACGGTGGCGTACTTGTACTCGCCGCCGTCGGAGACCTTGTCCAGCGCTGGGAAGGTGTTCAGGTCGAGGCGCTTGCCCGGCTTGAAGTCACCCAGGGTGCCGGTCGAGGTCCACAGCTGGAAGGTCTCGTCCGCTTCCTCGTAGCCTTTCAACATCGCCTTGTTAGCGACGTTGGCCAGCAGCAGCGGAAAGTCCGAGCTGGTGTGAGTGAACGCGGCAGCGACCACTTCCATCTTGCCCATGCCGCGAGCGTTCACGCCGGCGTGGGCCAGGCACTCACGTGCCAGGTCCATCAGCGAGAAGCCGCGATAGTTGTTCGCACCATCGTCCTTCGCCAGGTTACCGCGCGCCAGGATCGAGGCCTGGGCACCAGCGCGGAACTTGTCACGCTCGTCTTCCAGGGTGACGATGTAGCTGCCGGCCACCGGCTTCGAGCCCTGGCCCAGATGGGCGAGCAGCTTGGTGTTCGCCTGCTCGACGGTGCAGTCGTGGTCGTCCGCGCAGGCGGCCTGCAGGGTGGCCACACCTTCGACGGTGGTGAACTTCGAGAACGCAGCAGCGATACTTGCGCGGCGAGCCTTGTCGGCGTCCAGTGCTGCTTTCGCGGCAGCCTGGGCAGCTGCCTTCTTCTCTTCTTCGGTCATCGTATTGCTCTCTTTCGATTGTGGTTGAGGCGCGGCAGCTGCCGCCGGGGGAGTCGGCTGCGGAAGCGATGCATACCGCGCCTTGATTGAATCTTTCATGTGTGCCATGGCGGCAATCGGCAGGCCGGTGATGACGGCGTCAACGAACTTGGCTTCGAACGCCTGCTCGGCGGTGTACCAGTGGTCTTTCCCGTCCGTGAGCAGGGCCAGCATCTCGGCCTTGTCGGTGCCGGTCTTCGACGCATAGGTGGTCGACATCGCATCAGCCCAGCTGTCGAGCATGTCCGCGTACTCGCGCATGGCCGTGCTGTTGCCCGAGTTCCAGCCCCACGGCGCATGGATCATCAGCTGCGCGTTCTCGGCCATCTCGACCGTGTCGCCGGCCATGGCGATGAGGCTGGAGATCGACGCGGCGATGCCGTCGACGACGGTGGTGACGTGCGCCTTGTGACGCTTGAGCGCGTTGTGGATGGCGATGCCGTCGGTGACCGAGCCGCCGTAGCTGTTGATACGAACCGTCAGCTCTTCCACGTCCAGCGCGGCCACGTCGCGCACAAAGTTGCTGGCGGCGATCGTGTCGCCGTACCAGCTTTCGCCGATGTCGCCGTAGATCAGGATCTCGGCCGCTGCTGCCAGGGCGGCGCCGGACGCGCTCACGCGGGCTCCCGCTTTGGCACGGATGGTGTACCACTGCGGCGTGTTGCTCTTGTCGTCTGTCGGTGTTGCCATCGTCAGTTCCTTCGTCAGTTGATGGTCGTGTTGAAGCCTGTAGTGTGTTGGTCCGGCCGTCCCATTTCTAGGGAGAAATGAGACAGTTTTTGCATCGGCCGCCCAAAGAAAAAGCCGCCCAAGGGCGGCTCGTGTTGACACTCCGGTCGACTACTCGTCCTTCGTGTCTTCCGGTGGCGGAGCTGGCTGAGCCCCCTTGTTCTGGTTGGCGAAGTTGGACTTGAACACCAGCCCCTTCTCCGCGCATTCCTTGCGGTGCGCCATGATCTGCTCGAGCACGTCGCGCGGGTTGACGCCGCGCTTACGCATGACCTCGACCTCGCTGGCGAAGCCTGCCTCGACGAGCGCTTGCCATGCCATGGCTTCCTTGAGCGGATCGATCCAGGGCATGGACTGGCCGACGAAGAGCGCGTCATCGGCCGTATCTGGATCCACGTCCGCCGGCATGGGCACGACGCCGGAAAGGCGAGCGGCCAGGACGAAGTCGTTCCAGGTCGGCTGCACGAACTGCCCGACGAATTCGTCGCACAGCACCGCATAGTGGATCCACTGCTCCACCAGCTCCTGCCGCTGGGACGAATACGTGCCGCTGTAGTCGCGCGAGATGCTCGAGTAGCTGCCGCCCAGGCCGGCCGCTACCGCGCGCAGCTGGCCCTGGCGGAACGTGACCAGGTTGGGGTTCGGTCGGTTGGAGTCGATCATGCCGATTTCCTCGCCCACCGCCAGGCTGTCGATGATCATGCCGGGTGACAGGTTCAGCTCGCGCGGCTGGCCAGCTGGGGCGTCCGGGTCCGCACCGAAGTTATCGGGCGAGCCCTTCTTGACGTACGCGGTCAGGGAGGCCGCGACCTTCGCGGCGATGCGCTCCGACTCCTCGTAGTCCTTGATGTCCTCGAGGCGGGTGATGACGCTGGCAAATTCGGAAACGCCGCGCAGCTGGCCGATCCGGTCGAGCGAAGCGATATGGTGCATACGGCCTGCCTCGATCCGCTTGAGCTCATAGCTGCGCTTCGTCCACGTATCGCCGCCTGGGAATTCCTTGTAGGCCCAATAGCCGGTCGGCTTGCCCCAGGTGTTGCGCTCGATGCCCTGCTGGATCCCGCGCGCGGCATCGTGGTGATCGAAAGGAATCAGGTCGGGCTCGATCAGCTCCAGGGAGTACGGAACCTTGGTGCCGTGGTCCAGTAGTGGCACGGCGCCGATGAGCCGCTGCGCGAAGCACTCGCCGTCGCGCAGCCAGGTCTTCGCGACCATGCGCTGCACCTTGCTCCAGTGGTGCCGCTGCGTCACCTCTGGCGTCTGGGCCCAGTCACGGTAAGCCGTGCGCAGCGCGGCCGCGTACTCGACGTGGATCGAGCCGTCACGGCGACGCGGCTGCGGCTCGATC